TCAAGGTGCTGCCTGAGTTTCTCTATGTGTTCCAAACTCTGTTCCACTACGGCACCTATAACGCCAGCGACAGGGTGTTCTACTTCCATGATGCCAAAACGAGGGTAATTTTCGGCTCGGCGACGAACCCTGAGAGTATCGAGAGTGCGACGGCGAAGGCCGCGATACTGGACGAGCTCGGGCAGAAGCAGTTTCGACGTGAAGCGTGGGAAGCGGTGTTGCGTCGGCTTTCGCTGAATCAGGGCAGGGCGTTGGGCACAAGTACCCTCTATCAGCTCGGATGGCTCAAGAACGAGGTGTACGACCCATGGGTAGCGGGAGACCCTACATTCGACGTGATCCAGGTGGACTCGATCGTGAACCCCGTTTTTCCGCGGGAAGAGTACGACAGGGCCAAGGCGACCCTGCCGTCGTGGAAGTTCAACCTGTTCTATCGTGGGCGATACGACAAGCCCGCTGGACTGATCTACGACGCATTCGACGAAAGAGTCTGCAAGATCAAGCGATTTGCTATTCCTGAGAGTTGGCTACGATACGTCGGCATGGACTTCGGCGGCGCCAACACCGCAGCCCTTTTCATAGCTCAGGACCCGAATACGGGCTTCCTGTATGTCTACCGGGAGTATCTCTGCGGCGGCAAGAGTGCCGCCGAGCATACTGAAACACTGCAAGAGTTGAGCATGGGAGAAATCATCCGCCGAATTGCCGGTGGCGCGGCGCACGAGGATGGCTGGCGCGAGGCTTTCACAAGGGCAGGGTGGCATGTTCTCAAGCCGCGTGAGAAGAGTGTAGCCCCAGGAATCGACCGGGTCTACGGCTTTCACAAGCAGAACGAGCTCTATGTGTTCGACGACCTGCCAAACTACCTCGACGAGAAGCAGACGTACAGCTACAAGCTCGACGACAAGTATCAGGCCACGGACGAGATTGAGGACAAGGCACGGTTTCACCTGATGGACGCGGAACGGTACATTATCTCTGAGTTCCGCCCGGAATGGGCTGGAAAACCCAAGGCGCCGGCGGTGTGGCGATACGGTTAGGAGAGAAACATGCCAATCGACAAAAAGACGTTCGACGACAAGTTCAGCGAGGATTTCACGTCCCTATTCGGACGGATGGATACCGACAAGGACCTCTACTATCTCGCAGACTACATCATGGTTGACCAACAGGGGAAACCAGTGCCGGACGTTGAGAACATGACGCTGAATGACCCGTTCCTGTATGCCAATAAGGTCGTCGGCGCCCTGGGCGGAGCCGCTATGCAGACCGTTGTTGAGAGCAAGTCGCTGAAAGACCAGCAGATGAGCCGCATCGAGGAGTTCCTGAAAGACCTCGTCGCCATGGTCGACCTTCGGCTCCTGAACAGGGAGATCCCCGGCTTGTTGGCTTGGGCCAATTTCCATATCGCTGTACGGGGGCGGATTGCAGCGCGAGTCTATCTGAGGATGGAGAAAAACGAGTTCATTCCCGACATTCTCCCTGTCGATGCTCGGTATATCGCTTATGAGAGGGGAGCCAAAGGCTTCCTGTGGTTCGGCTATAAGACGCCGCGCTCCAAGGCTGCCATCAAGGATGAGTATGGGCTCGACCTGGGCGAAAGCAAAGGCAAGGAGGACGTGGTCGACCTGTGGGATTCTGAGAGGAACATAACGTATGTCGGGGATGAGAAAGTGCGGGACCTCAAGAATCCCTTTGGCTATCCTCCATTCGTGCTTTCAATGTCGACCAGCGGCTCACTGCTCCAGGACGCAGACGCGATGGAGCACTCTGGCGAAAGCATCTTCGGAGCCAATCGGAAGCTGTACCGGCACCTCAATCTCGCAGCCACGATCCTCCAAACGCTTAACGTCATGTCTTTTCGTGGGCCAATGCAGTACGAGAGCGAAGCTGGAACAGCGGCGGAGAAGCCGGTGCAACCGCCCTACGGCGTGGGCGCGGTGATCCCTGTCGAGAAGGCCGCTGGCTACAAGGCAATGCCCATACAGGACATTCGCCAGGCCACGCGAGTTCTCTACGCCATCCTCGACTCGAGGCTCCAGCGCGGCAGCCTGCCCACGATAGACTATGGAACCCTCACGTTCCCGCTGTCGGCTGTTGCCATAACGCAGCTCACGGCGAGCAAGAACGAGGTATTCGTGCCTTTGCTCCAGGGGATATCCCTCTTCCTCCAGGGAATCTCCAACATGGCCATCAAGCAGTATCAGGACGCGAAGCTGAACGTCGCCTTGGGTGAGCGCGGCCTGACCAACAAATACGGGTGGAAAGACTTGGCTGGTGACTACCAGATCCGCTACAAGTTCTCCGCCAAGATCCCAGAGCAGGACGTAGCGAATTACGCGATCGCGGACGCGGCAAGCAATTATCTGGGGCGGGAGAAGGTGCTCAGAGACATAATCCGGGTGGACAACCCCGCTTCCGAATTGGGTGCCTGGTACTACGACCAGGCGGAGCGCGACGATGTTGCGGTGCGAATGTATCGGAGAGCCTCGAAGTTCATAGAGATGGGCAAAGACGTGGAGGCTCGCATGGTGGCCAACTCCCTGCGCCTCTTGCTGAGAAAGCGGCGCATGGGAGAGGGCGCGCCCGAAGAGCCCACACCTGAGAAGATCGGAGCTCTTGCCGGCGGCAATGGACAGGGGTTGGTCCCGCTGCTTGGTCAGGGTGGCGGTGGGACGAAGGGCCGGCCTGAGTTGGGGGGCCTCAGTGCGGAAGCGCAGCAGATGGATGCTGAGAAGGAGAACGTCCCGTGAAGAAACTGACGCAAGACGAGCTCGACAAGATGGTACTCGAGGAGATGGAGGGATCAGCCCCCCGCGAGAAGGGCGGAGCTCTTCAAAGGTTGATCGCTGCGGCAAAGGGGGCCCGGGCCGGGACACAACCGGGGCCAGGTCAAACGCCAGGGCCGGTTGAAATGCCGGGGCCGGTTGAGGAGATGGAGATACCTGCATGAACGGTGACATCACCGACATAGTGAGGAAGTACGGCGGCGGGCTCCAGGAAACCCGAGAGCTGATGGCCGACATAAATCGCCATCTACGGACTGCCGTGCCTAAGCAGATTGACCTCACAGGGCCGACGCTCCTGAGTGTCGAGCAAGCTGCCGAATTGGGCATCGACCTCGACCCTGGCTGGTCGTTGAAGCTCATCCCCGACGCCAGCGACAGGGGCTTTGCCGTGAGCTACGTCACGCCGCAGGCCTGGGAAGTCACGGACCTGGGCGAGTACATATCGCCCGAAGGGGTCCTCTACACCGAGGCGGAACTCCGGCAGGCTTCGGGAGAGCAGTACGGACCACCACCAGCCCCACAATACGGGCCACCCCCAGCCGAAGCAGAGGGGCGGGTGGCGGAGCCGACCACGGCTATGCCTCAAGACGTGCAACAGGCGTTCACGGCCATTTTCCCTGAGCAGGACTTGGTGACGGTGTTGGACTATGCGGAACGGGAGCCAGAGGCCTTCTACAATGACATAGTGGCTGAGGGACGAACGCCGGACACCGAGGGGCTTCTTCGCGCCCTGTATCCTGAGATCACGGAAGAGGACTTCGGACAGATCTTCGCTCCCTACGCTGTTTCGACGGCACAATGGGGGGAACTCGCGGAGGAACGCCCCTGGTGGGCGCCGGTGCCTCCTATGCCGCTTGACATCGGAGGCGCGGCAGCGGCGGTGTTGGGTGGCATTGGTGGATTCATCGAGAAGTACCTTGATCGGCCCTTTGAGGTCGCCACCATCGAGTTGATGTGTCGATGGCAGATAGCGACACGAGGATTAGGGCCCGAGAGCCCCGACGCACAGGCTCTCGGCATACTCGCGGATGCGAGAGAGAAGTACGGAACTTGGGGGTCGTTCTTTTCTGAGGAGGCGAATGAGGCCTGGGAGACCGCTACGAGCCGATGGATGGGGTGGATGAGCGAGGCCGTGAAATGGGGGAACCCAGTCTACTTGATTCCGATTGGGAGCGGCTTCGGACTTGCTGCCAAGTGGACCACCAAAATCCCCATTCTCGGCAAGGGTATGCTCTATACTGCCGCCGGTGTCCAGGCTGTCGAGAGGGGCATGGTGAAACCAATCGCCCTAGCCGGTAAAGCGGCTGTGAAGGGGTTGAATAGGGTCGGTGTTGAACTAGGCGAACAGGCGGCCTTGCAACTGATTCGACGCTCGCGGAACTTGGAGGCTCTTCTTGAACTGCCCACAACCGAGGCCATCATAGAGAACGCCTTGGTTGATAACTGGATGAAGCACACCCTACAGGTAGCGGCGAAGATTAAGCCGCTCAAGGTCGGTATCGAGAAGGGTCTGGGCTGGCGAATCCTCGTAAAGCGGGAAAGCCAGGTGGTCGAGGACATTGTGGGCCGGGGCGCTGTAGCCCATGCCGAGCTGCTGCGACGCGGTGTCAATGCCAAAGCCGTGAAGTATTGGGAGCTCCAGTCCATCGAGCCGAACGCCGTCAAGTATTTCGGCTTCAATGAGGATGCCGTCTCGCAGAAAATGATTGACCG